CAGCAGATTATGATGGACTAAAGGGAACTTTAGAACAAATGAAAGTTGATAATATCAAAGCACAAGAACAACATAGAATTGAAATGTTAAAGATCAAGAAAGATAATAGAGTAGATTTAGAACTATTAAAAAATAATGTTGACGAACAATATTTATCAATGGTTAAAAGAGAAATTAATATGGATAATCTAACATTTGATGGTGATAATTTAATTGGTTTAACTGATTCGATTGGAGGGATTAGAGAAAAATTCCCTAAATTATTCGGTGAAATGGTGAAAACCGGTACAACACCACAACCAACAACAGAAGCACCACAAGTGGGAAAACGAGCTCAGTTAATAAAAGATTATAACGAAGCACAAATGAAAGGTGATGCTAGATTAATGATGGCATTATCTGGAGAAATAAGTAAATTACCAAAAATTTAAAAAACAGGAGAATAAAAAATGGCATACACAGATAGAGAAGATTTAAACTATATAGGGCAACTATTCTTAATAGGAGCAAACCAAACACCATTCTTAAATATGATTGGTGGATTAAACGGAGGGAAAAGAGCTAGATCGTTCAAATTCCCAGTAGCACAACCTTGGTCATTATCAGCAGCATCACAACCAGCAATTACAGAAGCTGATTCAGTATCAAGCAACACAGCAACAACAGTAGTAAGAGATCAAGATACAAACACAGTACAAATTTTCCAAGAAACAGTTGAAGTATCACACGCAAAACAATCAACAGTCGGTGAAATTGGTGGAATCTCAGTATTAGGTGACCAACCAGTAACAGATGAATTTGATTTCCAAAGACAAGCAGCATTAAGACAAATCGCAATTGATTTAGAATATTCATTCTTACAAGGTGCATTCCAAGATGCAGTTAATGTATCTACAGCAGCAAAAATGCGAGGACTTAAAAATGCAATCACTACTAATACAGTAGCAGCAGCTGGGGCAACTTTAACAAAAGCAATTGCAGATACAATGTTCGCAACAATGGCATCAACAGGAGCAATCTTTGAAAATGTAGTAATCTTAGCAAATGCATTCCAAAAACAAAAATTATCAGATATTTATGGTTTCGCACCAGAAGATAGAAATGTTGGTGGAGTTAATATTAAACAAATCGAAACTGATTTCGGTATGGTAGGTATCGTATTCGATCCACATATGCCAACTGATGAAATTTATGCAGTTGAAATTAGTGTTTGTTCACCAGTATTTACACCATTCGAGGGGCAATTAATGACATTTGAAATGTTAGCTCAAGTTGCAGCATCAAGAAAAGGGCAATGGTATGCTCAAGTTGGTTTAGATTATGGACCAGAAGAATATCATGGATCAGTAACTGGATTAGCAACAGCTTAAAAGGAGGACAATATGAGTAATATATTAAAGAAGTTAGGTATACAACCTGCAGTAAGAAAAGAATTTTTAGTAAGAGATAAAGCATTAGCAGGTGATATAGTTATGACTATTAATCCTGAAACAGTTGATACACCAGCAACAACTAGTGCATGGACTAGAAATGTTAATATTCAAATTGAAACAGCAGCAGGAGAATTACATGATTGGTTAACAGCTGATTATGCAACTACATTATCAATTGCAGATACAGGTGGAGGTACAGCATCAATCGTATCAACTACTTTATCAATCGTTGGTGGTAGAGCTTTAGTAGTTGTTTCAGGTACTGAGGCGACATGGGCAGCAGCAGAAGATGATACATTAACAGTAGCAAATATTACAGTATTAGGTGTTACAGTAACTGGTGGAACAAGTGTAGAAACATTTGTATAGAATAATTTGGGTGGGTGTTTAGCCTACCCTTTCTTTAAAAAGGAGTGATTAAATGATATTTTGTCAAACAGGTAAAAAGGTATTATGGGATGCAAAGAAAAATAGGCTGTTATGTACATTTAAAAATGGCGAATTTGAAACAGAAGATCCATATACAATAAATAGATTAATGGAAATGGGAACGGCATATATTAAGGAAGAAATAGATGTAGGAGTTGAACAAGTAACAGGAGTAGACTTTGAAAATATGAATATTAAAGAATTAAGAGAATATGCAAAAGAAAAAGGATATAAAGGATGGAGTAATTATGATAAAGCTACATTACTAAAATTCTTAAAGGAAAATGAGGTGTAATACATGAGTATGATGCGACAAACAGAACTAATGGAACAGAAAATGGGGAATTTAGGAAGTAAAGAAATTACTGGTACTAGTCCTGTATTGCCTGATAGTGGAGTTTTTACTGCAATATATTTTGTTGAAGCAACAGTAGTAGCAGCACAAGTTGATGCAGATGGGATTACAAATGCTGATTTAACTGTATTTACATCAATTCCAGCAGATAGAACAATATATGGTAAATGGACATCAATCACTTTAACAAGTGGTAGTGCAATAGGGTATAACGGTACTTAGTTATGAGCCAAAATAGAACAACCGAAATAATAGACATAGTCTTTAATAAGGATATTAATTCTTTAAATGTAAATAATCCTGGATTCATGAATCAAAATAATAGTCCATTTAATGGTATATTTGGTGGTAGATTGGTTACACAAAGAAAACCTGAATTAGCTCAAAACTTCTTGTATCCTAGTGATTCAAGATTCGGTACTAATACATTAGTAGGTACTGGTTCTATTGATTTTATAGGTCCATTATTAACAGTAACATCAGGAACAACAACAGGAAGTAGTGCAGAATTTAAAGGTAAAAGGAATTTAAGATATGTAGCAGGTAGAGATGCTGAGATAATGTTCACAGGTATTTATACTGCTGGTACTGGAGATTCACAAATTAGAGTAGGTTTATTTGATGATGATAATGGATTTGCAATAGGTACACTAGGAGCAGATTTTGGAGCATTCAGAAAAGTCAATGGAGTATGGGTTGATGAAATTACTCAAGCAAACTTCAATCTAGACAAATTAGATGGAAGTGGACCATCAGACTTTTTCTTAGATAAAACTAAAATGAATATTTTTAGAATCACATATGGTTATTTAGGTATAGCACCAATATTTTTCCAAGTATATAGTGGTAAAGATAAAAGTTGGGTGACATTCCATGTTATAGATTTAACGAATTCACAAACAACAACTCATGTTGAAAATCCATATTTACCACCTAATGTATATGTAGATAATGGAACAACCACTGATGATCTAAAGTTTGAAAGTGGTTCAGTATATGCAGGAGTATATGGTGGATCAGGAGTTCAAAGAGATGTATCAGCAAGAAGATTCTCAGTAGATATTGCCACATTTACTTCAGTAGGTGGAGTTGAGGGAGCATTCGCAGTATTCCATAATAAACCTATTTATCAAGGTAAAGATAATAAAATAGAGGATATACTAGGAATATTCCAAGCAGCAGTAGATGGAACTAAATCAAGTAAAATAAAAGTTTATAATGTACCTGCAGCAGATGTTGTAGGTGGAACATTTATAGATGTTGACACAGATAATTCAAATTTAGAATATTCTGATAGTTCAACAGGATTACCAACAATATCATTAGCAAATGCTGAATTATTCACAATATTTACAACAGAAAGAATAGGTAATATTCGTGAAGATGTTTCTTCATTTAATTATGTATTATTCCCTGGAGATTATGCAGTATTTACGGTATTAAGTGCAAATGCAACAGAAATAGATTCTAGTATAGATGAATTGGAATTATTCTAAAGAGGTGATAATATGTTAAACGAAGTATTAAGAGAATTAAACAATTTTTTCATAAAAAGAAATTCAAGTGGTATAGAATTACAATTTTCAGTTGATTCAACATTCACATCTAATGATACAATCACAGGTGATTTTACAGATACATTCTTAGTAGGTGAATATATAAAAATTGAAAATACTAGGTTGAATGATGGTGTATATTTAATAACAGCAATAGATACTGGAAGTATTACAATAGATGCTACATTAGATTTAACTATACAAACAGAACCAGAAGTAACTACTGCATTTACTAAATTATTCATACCTGGAGAATTGGTTGATTTAATTGCTGAGATAACAACATTCAATACAAGCTCAACAAATGGTATTGCAAGTGAATCACAAGGTAGTAGATCAATATCTTATACATCAAGTTCTAGTGGAGATACAAGTTGGAGAAATGCTTTTAATTCTCGACTAAGTTCATATAGAAAATTAAGATGGTGTTAGTATGTGGAATACAGATACAGTTTATTTACAAACAAAAACCGTAGTAGATACACTAGGTAGTATAAAAGAAACATGGTCTAATGATTCATCTGTATTATGTGATGTGCAACCTATCAACAAAGAAAAAGTATATAAAGAATGGGGAATAACTGATTCTAATGTATTTAAAAAGATATTCGCACCTGCAGGAAGTGGATTTGTAGAAGCTGAACAAATAAGTATTGATGGAGAACAATTTCTAGTGAGATTAATTGCTAATCAAAATAAAATAGGTGCATCTAATCACATGATGGTTATTGCATCAAAGGTTATTAAATGAGTTTACAAGAAATAAATAGAAATATTGAAAAGTTCTCTAAAAAACTAGATGTAGATATAACAAAAGGATTAGAAGTAGTCGGACAACATTCGGTAGCAGTAATTAAAAAGAATACTCCAGTAGTAGATGGTAGATTAAGAAATTCAATGTCATATACAATAGCTGGTAGAGTTGTAGCACCTGAAGCACCACATCAAGCAGATGATGTATTACTACCTAATAAAAAAACAAAAGAATTAGTGGTAGGAACTAATGTTATATATGCACCACCTGTTGAATTTTTGAGTAAAACAGGTAGTGCTGGATTTATGAATAGAAGTTTCAACCAAATAAAAGCAACTACTAAAAAAACACTAGCGACTGCATTAAAGAGGGTGATTAAATGAAAACAGAATCAGAATTACGAACAGAAGTATATAATGCTTTAAAAGTTAATGTTACAAATGTTTATTGGAAAGGAAACCCACCAGCAAATCCTAGTTATCCCTCAGCATGGTATAGTAAATTAGATACAGTGGGTGGTTATGTATTTAATACTCACTTAAATAGTGAAGAAGTACAATTTCAAGTTGAAGTAATAACAAATGTAGATGATATAACAAGTATGGATTCAACATTAGAAGATGTTAAAACATCAATGCATTCAATAAAGTATAGGTTATTCTCAGCACCGAATGAAACTTTCCAATCAGAGGATAACAAAAATAGTAGAATTACGAGATGGGAAATACAAAATGTTTAATAAAAAGATTAAAAAAGAATTAGAAGAAGTAAAGAAATATATTAAAAGATTAGAAGAAAGAGTGACTAATCTTGAAAATATAAATAAACCAAAACAATATTTCAATCAAAGGAGCGATTAGATGGCTTTAAGTGGAAACGCAGTAACAATTAAATTAGGTACAAATGATGTAGCAGGTATTAATAGTATTACATTCGATCCAGTATTAGACCAATTAGATACAACAGATTTCGATTCAAACGGAGAAAGAGAATTTATTCCAGGATTATCATCAGCAACAATTACATTAGCTGGAGATTATGAACCAACAGATACAAATGGTCAAACAGTATTAGTTAATGCATGGAAAAATAAGGCTTTATTAACAACAACAACAGCACCAGCATTTACAGTAGATGGAACAAACGGATTCTCAGCAGATGCATATGTAGCGAGTTTCTCAATCAATCCAACAGTAGAGGGTAAAGTAACAGTTACATATTCATTGCAATTAACTGGAACAATAACAATCTTAACATAAGAGGTGATTAAATGGCTTTACAAGGTTATAAAGCACTGGTTAAGGCTGAATCTTCTCAAATAGGATTTACAGCTGAAGCAACAACAACTAGTGACAATCAAACATATACAATAACAGATACAGCGAAAAATATATGGGCTTTCAATTCAACAGTAACCGTTTTAGATGGTGGAGTTCCCACTGTAGAGGCTTTTACATTTAATAGGTTAAATGGTTCGGTAACATTCGGAACAGTTGATGGAGGGCGAGTTATCACCCTTACAGGAACATATGTAACATTGACAAATGTAGCAGAAGCAAAAGAATTTAGTTTTGATGGTGAAACTGATATGTTAGATAACACAGTTTTCCAAGAATCAGAACGAGGATTTCAACCAACATTAGTAACAGCACAAGCAACATTAGGAAAATTTTATTCAATTGATAATTTCTTTATAGATATGTTATTAGATGGAACAACTAAAGTAATAGAATTATACGCAGATTCAACAGATGATCCATTTAGATTTTATGCGAATGTAGCAGATAATTCACTATCTATTTCAATTGAAGATTTATCAGAAGAATCAATAACATTACAAGCAACAAATCAAATGATCGTAGAGGTATAGAAAATGAACAAAGAACTATTATTAAATTTAAAGTTTAAAAGCAAAACAATTAAAATTAACGGTGAAGAATGGGAAGTAAGAGAACTATCAGCAGGAGATTCTTCAGAATATCAATCAAGTTTATATAAAATTGTGAATGGAAAACCAATACCTAATCTTAAAGATGCTACTCTTAAGTTAGTGTTATTAACATTATTCAAAAACAATGAAAAAGTATTCGGTAAAAATGATCTTCAATTAATTAAAGATAGAATGCCAGCAAGTATTGTTAATGAAATTGCAACCGTTGCAACAGAATTAAACGGATTAAATGATTCAGAGGAAAACGAAAAAAACTAAAAGGCGATCCATCTCGAATGTTCATGTTTCATTTAGCTAAAGAATTAGGAATGACAGTAGCAGAACTAGGCGAACGAATGACAGCGAGTGAATTTTCGGAATGGATTGCATATTACAAAATAACAAACACCGAAAGAGGTGATTAAATGGCAGTAAATTTAGGTACATTATTTATAAAGGTTGATGCAGATAGAAAAGACTATGATAAAAGTATGTCTAAGATAACCAAAAGTACCAAAGCATTAGCAAAAACATTTGCAGTAGTAGGAGCAGC